GCATGCCAATACCCATAGCAAGTCCCGGCTTGTACTCCGTATTTGGACGGATACGGAATCCATTATTATCATGAAGACTATCAAGGATGAGTTTCTGATAGTCTTCTTTTTCTTTTAACTGGTCGGCTTTGATAGGCATATCATTGAACCTCCTTTACTCGTTTCTTTCCTGTTACATATTCGAAAATTAGAGAGGACTTGTATTTTTGTATTGCTGATAATTGTTCTGACTTTATGAAAAGCGTAGAATCAATCTTTTTACATTCATGATCGAGATATTCAAGGATAGCTTCCTGCTCAGTTATCGGTGGAACGGTGACAGGTAATTGAGAATACTTGTCAGCGCCGATGTTCTGAATGGTTGCTTGTGTGAAAATGGAATTTTTCCAATTCTCATATCCTACACCCAATGTGAGATAGAACAAAAATCTTGGTAGCATTTTCTTTTTATCGGTTTGTGCTTTGATTAGATACCCAGCAAATGCGGCAGGACCAACATCATCTGTATAGAAAAATGTTTTTCCTACGGTAGCACCGCTTCTTGCAAACAAAACATCACCGTCTTCTAATAGATACTGACGGGCTAATTTCCAACTAAGAGATTGTTTTCCATCTTCCTTAAGTAGATTATCTTCGGTAATATCGGTAATTCGAATGTATCTTGGATGGCCTTCTTCAAAATCGTCACCGGCTTCATTCGCACCATATTGTAATGGCTTCGCAAGAACATATTTGAGCCTTTTGGCATCCCAATGCGCAGGAATTCGACCGATACCATCAATGCCACTTTCTTTCATGGAAACAGAGTTATCTAATCCTTCAGTTACGGTTTCTGTTATCAATGACTTCTTATAGTCCTTAAGTGTTTTTAGTTGGTCTTCCAAATCGGCAATAATGATGTTGATTTCAGAGCAATACGTATCTAAGTAATCAGCAATCTTCTCCTGTTCGGAATATATAGGGAATGCATATGTAAATTCTGCAAAATCTCCTTGGTATAAATGTTGTATTGTACTGTTTCCAGCATTCTTGAAATTAAACCAGTTCCAAAAAACATCAGACTGGAGAACCCAATATAGGAATCTTGAACTATAGCCATCAATGGGTATAATACGTAAAACTCCGCTATTGAGGGATGTTTCTCCTGGCATATCTGATACGATGGCAACCTTTCCGATAGTTCCGTCCTTTGTGATAAGAAGATCTCCATTCTGGATTTGAATGTCTTTTGCTTCCTCCCAGCGTTTCATAGGAACATGTACACAGTTTTCCCAATCTATACCACCGTTAGAAAAGTCAACACCTGTAATAAGGAAAGCACCTTCGTCCTGATATTCATCAGAGGTAAGACCCTGCCAACCGATACGCCCTTTGAGCGTGGCCATATATTTTATCCGTTTGGTATTCCAAGAGGCTGGGATTTCACCAATCCACTGGATACCACTTTGTTTCATTTCTTCCATCTTTATTCCTCTTTCCGCAGGGCTGCAATTCTTGTAGAAAGAGCGTTCTCGTAGGCCATGAATCTAGCCAAAAGAGCATCAGCACGTTCCGGTTCTTTATATTCATAGAAATAACGTGTAAACGGGAACTCTGCCCCGAGCTTCTCCTTGTTTGTTGCACTTTCTGCTTTTGTAGGATCAAATTCATAGAAATACATAGCATCAGGAATGTGTGGGAATACCTCTATCTCCATGTAAGACTTTTCATCCTGATTTAGGCGAATGATTTCTGTGTCTTTGGTTGTCGGATCAGTAAGGACACGTCCCTTTTTATCCTTTTGGACAACTGCAGCCTTATCAATAACAGAAAGCTCCATAGCAATACTGTTCAGGCGGGAGTCGGACATACCTTCAATGCCGTGCAAGATTTTCTTTAAGGCGGCTACAAATTTTGAAAAGTCCATGTATACCTTGTCAGATTCATGTGATTGCAACGCTGCTATAACAGCTTCGGTGAACTCGCGGCCTTTAATCTGCTTTTGGAATGCTTTCTCATCAGCGGCAGAGCGAGGATCGGTTTCTGCAAGCTCATCATACTTCGCTTCGTTGAAAACATTCGTATTAGCCGTGAAATAGGCACTGGTGCGGAGTGATTCGATAGAAGCTGCATCAATCTGACCACGGCGCTGCAGAGGCTGGTATACAGCCCATTCTCTGTACAGGAATTCTTCACGGTCAAAAATACGGCTTTCGATTACGCAGTCATGCTTTCTCTTTTCACAATGCAGTGTCTTTTTGCATTCTACAAAATCTGCATACATCTCAGTGATGAGAGTAATCTGATCTTTGGAAATTTCTCTACGTTTTTTTCCAAGGGAACGCTTGAGCGGTGTCCAGACATCGGTAGCATCAATGAACTGAACCTTGCCTTTACGCTCAGGGCGCTTTCCTTTGGAAAGGATAAAGGCATAGATAGCAATGTCGGTATTGTAGAACAACTGGGAAGGCAAACCGATGATTGCTTCTACCAGATCGTTCTCAAGAAGATATCTTCTGATTTGGCTTTCACCGCTTGTGGTGTTGCCGGAGAAAAGTGGTGAGCCATTAGAGATAATGGCTGCACGACCGACACCTTCCTGCATTTTATGTACGGCATGCTGCATGAACAGAAGCTGCATATCTCCGGTTGCAGGAAGGCCTGCCGGGAAACGACCGTTCTTTCCCTTTTTATATTCGGCTCTTACGGCTTTTTCAACGCCATCGCCAGCATCCTTGCCACCCCAAGACTCGCCAAACGGAGGGTTAGCAATAACAAAACGCATAGCTGTATCTTCAAAGCAGTCCTGCTTCATAGTATCTGCGAAGCGGATATTCTCGGCAGCCTGATTTTTAATCAGCATATCTGCAAGGCAGATAGCGTGGGATTCCGGATTATTCTCCTGACCAAACAGACGAACGTTGGCATCAGGATTCATACGGATTATGAAGTCATGTGCGGTTGAAAGCATACCGCCGGTTCCGCAGGCCATATCCAAGACGGTAACTTCACGACCTTCGCTGAACACATCGGAGCAACCTTCGGCGAGAAGAATGCTTGTCAGCATACGGATAACTTCACGAGGGGTGTAGTGATCGCCTGCTTCTGCATTTTCAGAGAAGCGGCGGATAATTTCCTCAAACATATATCCCATCTTGTGCCCGTCAACCTTATTAGGGTCGAGGTCAAGTTCTGAGAATTTCTTTACAACGCCAAGAAGACGGTTGTTCTTATCGAGGTTCTTTATTTCTTCTTTGAATTTCAGCTCTTCAAAAATTGCCTGTACATTCGGAGAGAAGGAGTCTAGGTAAAAAGTAAGGTTCTCTACAATAGCAGGAGCCTCGGTAAGAAGTTTCTTCAGATCAAATTCACAGGTGTTGTAGAACTGATAACCCGATTTTCTGCACAGTAACTGGGCAGGTGCTTTCGGATTCTTTTTATATGTATCAACTACATCCTTCTTGGTAGCTGCAAGTGCGCATTCCAAGCGGCGAAGGATAATCATCGGAATGATAACATCCTTGTATCGCTCTGGCTTATACGGTCCGCGCAGTGTATTAGCAATGGAAAATACCAATGCGATTTCTTTGGAAGCATCAATGGTAGTATCATCCATCATTACTTCGGTAATTCTCTTTTCAGCCATTTTGCTTCCTCCTATTAGAACTCGTTAATATCAATGCCTGCTTTAAGCATGCGTTCATAGCGGTCGTTAGAAATGATAACAGCAAGTGGTTTTCCGTTCTTCAATACGAATCCGGCATTATCTTCATCAGATATGGTGGTGATTATCTTGGATGCCTGCCCACGAAGGAAATCAGACATATTGTAATGTTTCATGGGGGTAATGCTCTTTTTAGGCTCTGACATATATTTGCCTCCTGTATTTCATCGTGCTTTATCGACAAACTTTTCACTTTTACCATTTTATCACAAAGTAATTACATTTTCAATTACAATGGTGTAAACTTTTATTTGTACAATAGAGATTACCGCAAGAAAGAAAAAATCTTTGTAACTCGCCGAGTTACAGATGAGCCACTTATACCCATCTGAATACGATATAACATCCTTCAAATCCCCGTGTATCAAGTGATTTTTATCTCAAAAGTCCCTGAAATACGGGGATTTTTTGCGTTTCTGCGTAACTCGCCCAGATTTGAGAAAACAGGGGTCTGGGGAGTATTATGAGCTTGTACCGAGGGGAAACCCGAAGGAAAAATAAATCTCATAGTCCGAATAGCGCTATAAGGGCGATGGGGTGCATAGACCGTTCAAATACAGCCGCAAGGCTGTACCAGGAACGAAGATGCGTCCACCGCTTACTTTCGTGCGCTCATTTTTGGCTTATCGGAGTCTGTGACCATCTTCGGCACAGGCTCTTTTTGCATTCCACCGCCCATAGCCCGGACGGAAAGGAATGCTTAATGAAGATTCAGATTTTGTATGAGGAAAACATAAGAAACGGTCACAAAAAGTACACCACCATCGATATCCCGGATGGAGATTACAGCGTCATGCTGGATATCGACTATGAGCAGAGGCTTGCCGAGGCGAAACCGGCAAAGAGAGCGGAAGTCAAACGCTGTGAGACCGTGCAGGAAATGTTCGACCTGATGAACAAGAGAGAGTACAACGACTGGCGCAGAGAACACCGATACATCGATCCGAACCCGAAGGCAAAGAAGATGGACGGTCACAAGGGCTATATCCAGGGAGATCCGGAAGATGAGTCTTTTGACATCATGGACTATCTGCTTACGGCATCGGACGATCATACCGACCTCGAGCGTGAGGAAGTTTGCTCCTGGATTCGCTCTGTACTTATTAAAAAGCCGCAGTGGGCAGAAGCGTTTATCGCTGTCCGTATTGATGGCATGCCTATTCGAAAGTATGCAGCCACGGTCGGTGAGTCTGAGAACAGCATTACTCAGAAGCTGAACCGTGCCGCAAAAAAATTAGAAGAATTTTACGGAAACCGTAAGATTTGACCGCCTCCCAAGGCTACCACTTGGAGGCGATGTCCTCCGAATAAATTCAAGGAGGTAATTCAGATGAGTGAATTACAAGTTTTTCAGAATGCAGAGTTCGGCTCTGTAAGAACAACCACAGTAAACGGTGAGGTTATGTTTGTTGCTAAGGACATAGCCACGATCCTCGGTTACAGCAATCCGAGAGATGCTATCAACAAGCACGTTGATGATGAAGACAAGGGAGTAGCAAAATGCGACACCCTTGGCGGTGTTCAAGATTTGACTATCATCAATGAATCGGGACTTTACAGTCTTATCCTGTCAAGCAAAATGCCTAATGCGAGGAAGTTCAAGCGCTGGGTAACAGCAGAGGTTCTTCCGGCGATCCGCAGACACGGGATGTATGCAACAGAGGAACTTATCGCAAATCCCGACCTCGCTATTGCAGCATTCCAGGCATTGAAGGCCGAGCGTGAAAAGAGACAGGCACTTGAGGAAGCGGTCGCAGTACAGGCACAGCAGATCGCAGAGCTTAAGCCGAAGGCAACCTATTACGATGTGGTTCTTAAATGTAAGGATGCCGTGAATATCTCCGTCATTGCCAAGGATTACGGCTGGAGCGCACAGCGAATGAACGAGTACCTGCATCAGAAGGGTGTGCAGTACAAGCAGGCAGACATCTGGCTTCTCTACCAGAAGCATGCCGGGTGTGGCTACACCAAGACCAACACACACGTTTACGAAGACACCTGTGGTCGTGAACATACCAAGGTCCATACCAAGTGGACGCAGAAAGGCAGACTGTTCATCTACGGACTGCTGAAAGCTGACGGTGTGTATCCGCAGATTGAGATGGAGGTTTAAGAGATGGGAGTCAATATCAGAAATTTCGAGGGTTACATGGATACCGTTCCCTTCCAGGCGATTTCAAGTATTGACCATGAGACGAAGGCAGCCTCAAAACCTGCCTTCCGTCCTCTGGTCTATATCTGCGCACCGTTTTCCGGGGACATTGAAGCAAATAAGAAGAAGGCGGCGGAGTTCGCTGAGTATGCATACCGCAATGGCTGCATCCCTCTGACAGCACACCTGTTGTTTCCCTTTATGGATGACAGCAACAAGGCGGAGCGTGATACCGCGATCCACATGGACATAGTTTTGATGGGCAAATGCCAGGAGGTTTGGGTTCTGAAGGAGCACATCACCCACGGCATGCGCATTGAAATCGACAAAGCAAACAGACGCAGACAGAAGGTGCGTTATTTCAACAGCAGATTTGAGGAGGTACAGGAATAATGGAACAGTTCACAGCAATTCAGACCGAATATAACGGTTATCTTTTCAGATCCCGCTTGGAAGCGAGATGGGCGGTGTTCTTTGATGCGATGGGAATCGAATATGAGTATGAGCCGGAAGGTATCGTCCTGAGTGACGGTTCACTTTATCTGCCGGATTTCTATCTTCCTGACTTTAAGTGCTACTTCGAGGTGAAGCGCAAGAGCATTAAGGGTACAGAGGAAGAAAAGACAGTCATGGCTAAGATCAGCAATGGTGCCTATACCGACTCCTGGGCAGGCATTATCTGTTTCGGAGATCCGATGGATGATGACCTCTACATCTTTTGCCAAGAAACCGATGACGGCGGTGGCGGCGGATACGAGGACAACGTTACGATTGGATTCCACCCGGACACCTATGAGCCGTACCTTTTTGCCTACAACGACAGACGTGATAGAAGCTTCTTCACCCACTTCGGTGAGGACATGGAAGACGAGACGATTCCGATGCTGACTACGGAATATGGCACCTATAAATACAAAAATTTTGTGAACGGACGTGTTCTTCGTCC